AGACCGACGAAGCCATCGTCGTGCTGAACCGCGTCACGGCCTCGAAGATGGGCGCGCTGATCCCCGGCGCCGACGCGCAGCCGATCGACAGCGCCGACGGCACGCCGCCGATGATCGAGCAGGCGCCGGGCGAGTGGTGGACGCTGCCGACCGGCTGGGACGTCAAGATGCTCGACCCCGGCCAGCCCACGCAGGAATACGACGTCTTCGCCAAGCATCTCCAGCGGAAGATCGCGGCCGGGCTCAACGTGTCCTACGAGTCGCTCACCGGCGACATGAGCAGCGCGACGTATTCGTCGGCGCGCATGGCGCTGTTGGTCGAGCGTGACGCGTGGCAGGGCTTGCAGACGCAGTTCGTCGAGACGGTGTGCGAGCCGGTGTATCGGCTGTTCCTGCAAACGGCACCGTTCCTGTACGCGTTCGAGCTGCCGGTGAATCAGAGCCCCGACACGGTGGCCGAAGCCTCGATCTGGCACCCGCGGCGCTGGCCGTGGGTGGACCCGCTCAAGGACGCGCAGGGGCTCGAGGTGCTGCTCTCGCTCGGCCTCACCACGCGCACGCGCGAGGCCAACAAGCAGGGGCTGTCGTTCGCCGATCTCGTGGCCGAACGCGCCGCCGAAGAGCAGCTCTTGGCCGACGCCGGCGTCACGCTGGGCGATGCCCCGGCCGCGCCGGCGGAACAGCCCGCAGACGCCACCGCGTCCGATCCGACCCGTTCCCTGAGGGTAGCATGACTCCCCCGACGACAGAAACCCGCGCGCTCGCCTGTGAACTGGCGATCGACACGCGGGCGCTCGACACCCGCGCGGACGGTGACGTCCGCGTGCCGGTGGCGATTTCCAGCGAAGCCCCCGTGCTGCGCTACGACTTCGCGAACGGCAAGCGGTATTACGAGGTGCTCGATCACAGCGCCGCGGCCGTGAACATGGCGTGGGCACAGCGCGGCGTGCCGCTGCTGCTGTCGCACGATTCGCGCGATCAGTACGGCCTCGTGACCGACCTGACGATTAGCGACGATCGCAAGCTGCGCGGCTGGATCAAGTTTTCGCGCGGCCAGAAGGCGCAGGAAATCCGCCAGGACATCGAGGACGGCATTCGCCCGATGGTCTCGGTCGGCTACAGCACCGGCGAGGACTACACCGAAGACGGCCGCGCCGCCGACGGGATCGAGGTCCGCCGCTACACGAACTGGACGGTCTTTGAAGTCTCGACCGTGCCCATTCCGGCCGATCCGTCGGTCGGCATCGGTCGCTCGCATCCGGCGAGCGACATCCACACTCCAGCGGCCACCATGGCCGGGAGCGAACACATGGAGACCACCACGGTCCCCACCGCGCCGGCCGCCCCGGCTCCGGTGGCTCTGCCAGAGACGACGGCAGGGGAAACCCGGTCGCGGGAAGCGACCATTTTCGCCTTCGCCGCCTCGGCGGGGCTTAACGCGCGTGACGCGCAGGCCCTCGTAGCATCGGGCCGTGACGCCGAGTCGATCGGCAAGGAGCTGCTGGAGCGTATGAACAAGGAAGCCAACCACTTCGCCGCGCCCACGCCGGCGGTCGAGCTCACCGAGCGCGAGCAGAGCCAGTACTCGCTGATGCGCGCCCTGAACGGCATCGCCGCCGGCCGCCGCAGCGGCTTCGAATTCGAGGTGTCCGACGAGTTCGCGCGCCAGACCGGCCGCAGCTACACGAACGACAACTCGTTCTTCCTCCCGCTGAATCTGCGCACGCAGCTCAGCGTCGGCACGAGCAACAAGGGCCCGGAACTCCGCGGCACCGAACTGCGCCCCGAACTGATCGAGCTGCTCCGTCAGCGCTCGCTCGCGATTGGCACCCTCGGCGCGCGCTTCATGCCCGGCCTCGTGGGCAATGTGGCGTTCCCGCGCCAGACGGCCGGTGTGACGGCCACGTGGGTGGCGGAAGCCCCCGGCTCCGACATGTCGCTCTCGTCGCTCTCGCTGGACCAGGTGACGCTGAGCCCCAAGACGCTCCAGGCGTCGACCACGGTCTCGCGTCAGTTGCTCGCGCAGAGCACGCCGGCCGCCGACCAGATCGTCTTCGACGACCTCATCGCGCAGCACGCGGTGGCGATCGACGCGGCGGTGCTCTACGGCACCGGCGCCTCGAACCAGCCGACCGGCGTGGGCGTGGCGAGCGGCACCAACCTCATCGCGATGGGCACGAACGGCGCGCAGGCCTCGCTCGCCAAGATCCTCGAAGGTCTCCGCGAGATCGAGATCGACAACGCGATGACCGATAACGTCAGCTTCGTGACGACGCCGGGCATCAAGTTCTCGATGAAGGCGATCCCGCGCATCGCCTCGACCGACAGCATCACGCTGTGGGACCGCGACAACACCGTCGAAGGCCTGCCGGCCTACTCGACGAACAACCTGCCGTCGACCCTGACCAAGGGCTCGTCCTCGGGCACGGCGCACGCCGCCGTGATCGGCGACTTTTCGCAGGTGATGGTGGGCGAGTGGGGCGCCGGCGCCGAGATCATCGTCGACCCGTACACCCTCGCGCGTCGCAACCTGATCCAGATCACGTCGATCCAGTTCGCCGACGTGCAGGTCCGCATCCCGTCGGCGTTCGCGGTGTACCGCGACCTGCTCGTCTAATGCGGGTGCTGATGCGCCGCGGCACCGTGGGGCCTGACGGCTCCGCGTGTGAAGTCGGGGAGGTCCATGACCTGCCCGACGCCGTGGCGCGTCAGTGGATCATGATCGGGCGGGCCGTCGTCGTGTCGGACGACGCGCCCGCGCCGGTGGTCGAGGTGCAGCACGCCGAACCGCCCAAGCGGAAGCGGCGCTGATGCCGATCGACACCGCCGCCTGGACGCGCACCCTGCTGCAAAGCGCCCCCGACGCGAAGGTCATCGCGCTCGGGTCGCAGCGCACGTTCGGACTGCTCGATGACGATGAACAGATGGCCGACGACGGCACCGGGCAGCCGGTGACCGTGCGGACGCGGCAAGTCACGGTGGCGGCGAACAGCCTCACCGGCGTCATCGACGGCGCGTCGGTCACCGTGGGCGGCACGCGGTACACGGTGCGCGGCCGCCCGATGCCGCGCGAGAACGGCGATCTCTGGACGTTTCGGGTGACGTCGTGATCCTCGAGACGGTCCGCATCATCGCCGACTGGCTGAGCGATGCCACGTATGGCATCAACGCGGTGCGCACGGCGGTCCCCAAGGACACCGGCGTCACCGACTTTCCCGCGGTCACGATCCTCGACTCGACGCGCGACGGGCGGGTGGCCCGCGGCGGCGTGCCGAATCTGAACGCGGCCGAGTTCCCCTGTCTGCTCGTCTCGCCGGCCGATCAGCCGGTCGAGCAGCAGGCGCCAAGCGTGCGCCCGTTTCCGCCCGACGCGACGGTCACGGTGCTCGTGCGCTACGCCACCACGCAGCTCGACACGGCGAAAGCTGAGCGGGATGCGTCGCAGACGATCAAGGCGATCTGGTGGCAGGTCCCGCAGTTGCTGCTGACCAGCGCGGGCGAGACCGCTCGCACCCGCGCGAACGTGCAGCTCTACGGCATTCCGACGATGCAGGCGGCCACGCTGTACGAGTCGGCCGACGATACCACTGTCACCGGCGGCGTCCTCGTGACGTGCCGCGTGCGCTACTTGGGCCCGTGAGATGGACTACTTCCAGTTCGAGACACCGAGCGGTGAGGTGATCCGCCTCCCGTTCCCCTTCGCCCTCCCGCTCGACGAGCGCGAGACCTACATGGCCGACGCAATCGCGGCCCACGCCACGCCTTCCGAGGACTAATCCATGCCGACTGCGGCACGATTGAACCAGGTCATCGGCATCCTCGCGAAAGAGGAAGCTGACTACGGCACCGCCGAAACGCTGAGCAACAGCGCCGACGGCATCAACCCGTACATCGGCGACGGCGACCCGGCCGCCCCCGAGGCGCTAGAATACGTGTTCGACGGCAACATCGGCCGCGCGTCGAGCACGCTCGCCCCGCAGCGCCGCACCACGCCGAACGGCCGGTTCCGCACCGGGCAGCTCCAAGTCCTGCCGAAGGGCTTCGGCTCGGCCTATACGGGGTCGGTGTTCCCGCCGCGCGAAGTGCATCGGATGCTGAAGGCGTCGGGCCTCGATGCCACCTACAGCGCCTCACCCACCGCGCAGTGGACCTACACCCCGACGGCGCAGGGCACGACGTTCACGTCGCTGACCCTGCGGCAGTTCGCACAGGGGATGCAGTTCGACCAGGCGGGCGTGCTGTGCGACTGGTCGTTCGAGACGCAGGGGCTCGGCGTGCCGGTGTGGACGTTCAACTGGCGCGGCACAGCCACGTTGCCGGCCGATCAGTCGCTGCCCGCGATCACGATTGATTCGACGTCGGTGATCCCGCCGGTCGCGTCGGCCGTGGTGGCGAATATCGGCGCCTTCACGACGGCGACGATCCGGCGGGTGGCGTTCCGCCTGAACCGCAACGTCGAGACGGCGCGCGTCGCGCAGAACCTGTCAGGCGGGCACGCCGGCTTCGTGCCCGGCGGCATGGCGCCCGAGCTCGAGCTCGAGATCGAGCGCCCCACGCTGGCGACGTTCAACGCCGAAAGCGAGCTGGCCTCGGCGACGAGCCGCGCGGTCGACGTGACGTTCGGCGCGACGCAGTACAACCGCTGGAAGCTCTCGCTGCCGCAGGCGCAGTTGGCCTCGGTGGCGCCGGGCAACGACGGCTCCCTCGCGACGGTGGTGCTCACGTACCGCGCGTTTGCGAGCACGCCCACGGCTAACGATCACCTGTCGCTGCTCTTCAACTAACCGTGCGCTACACCGCCGCGGCCCTCACCGCAGCCGCACGGCCGGTCGTCTTGACGATCGGCCGTGCTGGCACGCGGTGGTGGTCTCGGCGATGGGTGCAGCACGCCCGCACGTGGCAGGCGCACCCGCTCTCCGTGCCCCAGATGCTGGCCCTGCAAGCCGCGCAGCGTGATCCGGTGCAGTACCTGCTCACCCTGCTCCCGATCCTGCGGGCGGTGCTGCCGCGGCGCTGGTGGTATCGGCTGGTGGGCGATCCGGTGCGGATGATCCTCGGGCTGCCCGAGCCACTGATCCGCAAGGTCTTGCAGGCGCTGGTCACGGTGCCCAACACCGACCGCGACGTCTCGCAGGAAACGGACGAAGTAGAACTGATACGCCGCGCGCAGCGGGCGGCCGTGCATGGGGACACGCCCGACGGCGGTGTCTCGCTCGCCGTGGCCGCGCTCAGTGTCCGCGCGGCGTATGGCGACGCCTGGTATTTCAACCCGCGCCGCTGGCCAACGTCCGACGGCTACGTGCCGTTTGCCGTGGCGCTGATCGAGTTCGCCGGGATTCAGGCGCTGGACGTGCGGCGCCGGTTGGAAGTGGCGGACGGCTATGCGCTCGCGCACGCGAAGCCCCACGAGAAAGAACGAATGCACCGGCTGGCGTACCCGCAGGAGGTGTGCTGATGGCAAAGAAAGAAGTCACGGTCGTGATCAACGGCGAGGAGTACGTCAGCACGGCGGCGAAGCAGGCCGAAGTCGCCGTGGACGGGCTCGGCGGGTTCATGCAGAAGTTCAAGGACAAGCTGATCCCCGTCGTTGACGTCACGAAGCTCGTCGAGTTCGCCGTGCGGGCGCTGTCCGCCGCGTTCACCGCCGCGAAGCAGTTCGTCATGGACTCGATCGGGGCGTATGACGCGTATATGACGGCGCAGACCAAGCTGTCGGCGCAGTCGAAGCTGACCGGCGTGTCAATGCGCGACATGAACGCGCTTGTGGACGAAGCCAAAACGAGGTTCGGCCTCGGCACGGTCGCCGCCGTCGACATGACGGCCGCCGTCGCCAAGTTCGCGAGCCAGGCGGGGCAATCGTCGCGCGCCAGCGAGCTGATGGCGACCGCGCTCGAGCTGGGCGCGGCGGCCGGGTTAAACGCCACGCAGGTGGCGGAAGGTTTGAGCAGCGCGCTGGCCGGCAATGACGAATTCCTGAACAAACTGGGCCTCGCCAACCCGAGCGGGCTCTACGAGGACTTCGCGGCGGCGCTCGGTACCACCGGCTCGAAGCTCGACGACACGCAGAAAAAGCTCGCGATCATGACCGCGATCATGGAGGCGGGCAACAAGGTGACCGGCGTCTACGCCGAGCGGCTGGCATCGGGCGCCGGCGCGCAAGAGCACCTGAACAACAACCTCGACACCGCCAAGACGCTGTTCGGCGCGGCGATCCAGCCGATCCGCATCTTCGTCATCCAGGGGCTGACAGCTGTCCTGAATGTGATCGGCCCGCTCGTGATCGCGTTCGGCTATCTCGCATCGGGGCTGTTGCAAAGCGTCATTGCGCCGTTCAAGCTGGCGCAGTCGGCGATTGGCAGCGTCGTGGAAGTCATCGGGCGACTGACCAAAAACAAGGCGCTCGAAGAATGGGGCAAACAGAACGCCCAGGCGTTCGTGAAGTTCACCGATGACCTCGGGAAGTGGATCGGGACGGCAAAGCCTGCCAACGACACCACGACCGAGATGGGGCGCGCGCACGAACTGGCAGCGGTTCAGATCACGGCGAGCAAGGACGCGACCGAGAAGCACACGAAGGCGACTAAGGACGCGGAAGCCGCGCACAAGCCGCTGTACGCCGCACTCGGGATGACGCAGGGCGCCATAGAGCGGCTCGCGCAGGCCGCGAAAGAGCAGCTCCCGCCCAAGCCGGCGCAGGACTTTAACGCCGCGATCGACAGCATCCGTCGCGGATCGGATGAGATCGCCATCAAGCTGCGCACGGTTGGCGACGAGTCGCTGCGTTCGGCCAACCATACGAAGGACATGGCGCGCGAGGTGGAAACGGTCGCCCGCGGCGCTATCGACGCGGCCGGCGCGTTCGGCGTTATTGACGACAAGGCACAGCGCTCGCTGAACAGCGCCGTCAGCATTGCGTCGGCGATTGGCAACATGGCGAAGAGTGGGTTCAGCTTCGCCGGCGTCACGGGCGTCATCGGCGGCGTGGCTTCAATCGTCAGCACCATGATGCAGGGCGACGCCGAGCGCCGCCGCTTGCAGAAAATCAACAACGAGGCGCTCGCCAAGTTGTCCAAGGACATCGGCGGGCTGCGGCTCAACGTCACCGGCGAGGACATGCAGACCGCGCAAAGCGCGATCTACAGCGTGCTGGGCAGTCTGGCCGGCGGCCGTGGCGCGAAGAACGAAGAAGAGTTGCGCGCGGCGCTGATGGACCGCGGCCTCGCCATGACGGACCTCGAGCGCATCGCGAAGGAGTTCGGGATCGAGCTGCGCACCAAGAGCGGCGCGCTGAGCGTCGATGCCGTGCAGACGCTGTACAATGCGCTCGTGACGGTCAAGGGTGGCAAGTTGGGCGGCGACTTCCAAAGCCAGCTCGACTTCTTTCGGGAAACGCAGGGGATCAACAACGAGACCGGCGGCACACAGGCGACGAACCTGCTCAAGTTCCTGATGGGGCAAGGCGGGGTCGGCGCGCTGTCTGGTCTCGACCTGACCAACCCCGCAAAGATGCGCGAGCAGTTGATCGCGCTCCGCGGCCGACTAAACAGCGCGGAGGGCATCGACGCGTCGATGCTTGGGAAACTGACCGGCAGCGATCTCAACCGCCTGTTGGTCGAGCTGATCGGCATGGTCGGCGGTGAGAGTCCTGATACGCCAACCGGCAGCGGCGTAACGGTTTCGACGGGTCCAACCGAAACGCCAGAGGAAAAGGCAAGCCGCGAAAGGCGCGAAGCGCGGCAGAAGATGCTTGACGACATCGAGCTGAAGCGACTAGACGCCGATGATCGTCTTCGACTACTGCGCCGGCAGCCTATGACGGATGCCGTAAAGAATCAGATTGCGATGGTTGAGCAGTTAATGGCAGACCTGAGAGACGAAGAAGACTCGCTCCGTCGTCGGTTTCGTCGAGAAGACCTTACTGGGCAGTATGGATCATATGTAACCCCGTCAGAGAGCATCGACGTCGGCTCTGGCGCGAGGGGCAACATCGTCGTGGGCGGCGGCGCGAGTGTCGCGACAGATACGGTGCAGTCGGTCATCAAGGCGATGGACACGAACTTGGCCGGTATCCTCACGACGCACACGGCGATTCACGAGCGCATCGCGGTGGCGACCGAGGGCAGTTACAGCGAACTGCGGACGCTCAACGGCAAGATGGACACGCTGATCGCCGTCAGCGCCGGCACCGACCGCATCGACGCCGCGCTCGAGGCTGAGCGCCGCCTGCTGGCCGTGCAGCAAGGCACGCCGGTGACGTTCTGATGGCGATCATTCAGGTCTGGTCGGCACCGTCTTGTCAGAGCGGGGCCGTCTGCTTCGGGGCGCTCGCGCCGTGGCTGTCGGCGGCCGGCAGCGAGTCGGCGGGCACGCCCGCGAGCTTCCGTCTCACGGTGACGCGAGACGTCGCCGACCGCGCCAGCCTGTCGGAAGGCCGTTGCCTGCGCGTGATCAGCCAGAGCCGCGGCGAGCAGTGGTGGTTCGTGTCGAGCGTCAGCGACAGCGACGGCGACGCGGGGATCGTGCAAGTGACGGCGGGGCCGCTGCGGCAACTGCTGACCATCCGGGGGCTGGTCCGCAGCGGCAGCACGTTCGCGTTCACGCCGGGGAAGCGGACGGTCACGGACCTGCTGAATACCTACGTGCTCACCAACCTGAGCGACGACGGGCTCTCGTGGATGAGCCTGGGCACGGTCGACTTCACAGACACGCTGGAAATCGGGTCGCTCGCCCGGGTCACCCGCGCCGCGGTGCTCGACCAGATCGAGAGCGCCACGGGGCACACGGCCCGCCTGCGCGCGCTGACGAGCGGCGGGGTGCTGACCGGCTTTGCGCTCGATGTGGTGAGCGATCCCGCAGCAGGCCTCGACACGATCCCGCTCGCGGCCGGCGTGCAGCAGGTCCAGCGCACGCGCGATG